TGACCGAGCGCACCCCTCAAGACTTCTGCGCATGTTAAGAAGTGTCACAGCACCCTCCCACCCTAGCCACCTAGCCTCTTAGGGTAGCCGCAGGTACTCAGAACCTCATGCCTGACCCAACCAAAGATTTCAGCTACGTGGGCTCCATCCATGCCTGCGAGTACGTCAAAAGCCGCCTTGCCGCTGCCGCTGACGAGGGCGAGGCCAAGGGCTATTGCCACAACTACGACCGCTACGTCATTCAGCTCCTCGACGTCCTCGTCGATCACCTAAAGACCGAGTTTGACGAGCGGTTCGGCTTCGGGGTTGAGCAGATCGCCTCCGTAAAGGTGGAGGTTGAAGCGTGAACACCGTTTTGGAGATCCACGACCTCACGTTTGAGGATGACCGGCTGATCGTGGAGGCCACGGTTCAGGATGCTGTGCTGGTGCGCCAGCAGAGCGAGCTAGATCCGCCCGAGTGGGGTCCGGCGGTGTGCCGCGGCACTCTTCTGTTCGGCGATGACACGCTGATCCCCGCCACCGACTCTCAGCTCCGCACCATGCTATCTGAGCGCATCGACGACTGGACCCCCGTAGATCAGAGTGAGCTGTATGACTGAAACTTTCCGTGCGCTGTGCGCTGAGCTGGTGTTGATTGTCCAGCACCACGCCCCTGCACACATTTACGACCTGCCTTACGAAGCTGCCGCTATGCAGCGTGCCCGAGCCGCCCTGGCCCAGCCCGAGCCGCAAAGGATGACAGATGAAGAGATCGAAGAAGCGGCAAAACTGATTCACGCCTCAATGCGTTTTGCAGTTCCTGACAACCACTACACCCGCGACTGGGTAGAGCGTGGCAACTCGCTGATGCAAGACGAAGCCAGAAGGACCGCCCGCGTTGTCCTAGAGCGCTGTAGCCGCCCCGCCATCGAGCCGGTGGCCCTAACCACTGACGCGGCCTTTGTCATAGGGCAAACTGGTGGCCCGCCATCGGAAGCTGAACGCCTGGCGTTTGAGGCGTGGATGCGCGGCCATTCCTGGCTGGTTGCGGGCAAGTGGAATGGGACCACCTATGTCGATCCGCAAGAGCGCTACAGCTCGGTCGATGTCCCAGCAATGCAGACCCGAATGCTGTGGGCTGCCTGGCGTGATCGCGCTGCTCTGGGCCGCCCCACCATCGAGCCGGTGCCGGTGAGTGAGCGGTTGCCGGGGCCGGAGGATTGTGATGCGGAGGGGAGGTGTTGGTGGTGGATTGTTGATCAGCCTGGGGAGCTACCACACTGGATTTACTGCACGCTGGAGGTGCTGAGCTGGACTAATTTCACAGCATGGCTCCCCCACTACGCTCTGCCGGTGCCGCAGCAGCAGGAGGTGGAGTGATGGCACCACTCTCACCAGCAGCTCAGGCTGTGTTGGATGCACTGCTCAACACACCCGTCAACAGCAGGCAAGTGTGTGATGGCAAAGCTCCACAGATAAAGCTTGCCGCCGCCTTGCGTGCGGCTTCAGACATACCGAGCGCGTCAGCACCTGTGCCACTTGCACGCCGTCTACGCGCCATCGCCACCGAGCTGGAGCAGGCGGCTGATTCCACCAACACCAGTACGGAGACACCATGACCACTGAACATCCGATCACCCCGCCGCCGGAGCTGGTAAAGCAGTGGGTTGCTGACGACACCACTTCTATTAGCGAAGATCTAATACGAGCCGCCCAATGGGGTGCCGACATGGAGCTGGAGGCGTGTTGTGAGTGGCTTGTTCAGGATTGGACGGACATCGAAACAGCAGACAAGCTCCGCGCCGCCAGGCGTCCCAAGCCGACGAGTTTGAAAGAGCAAGCACTTGAATGTGTTGAACTCTTTGAAATGCACGGTGAGTTCCCGAAGGGCGGCTTTGACACAATCCGCCGCGCTATCGAGGCCCTACCCAATGACTGACCAACAACAACACCGCGCCACGCCTGAGCAGTGGGAACGTATTGAGGATGACTCAAAGTTCTGGCTATCGCTGCAATGTCTTTTGGAGTTGCGAGACCGCATCGCAGCGCTGGAGGCCGACCAATTTCGTGATGCCACGGAAATGGTGGCCGCATCAGCCCCCGCCGATTCGCTGGTGGAGCGGGTGATGTGGGCCGGTGGGATGAGCCTCCACCAGAGCGCTCGCGCCGTGCTCCGTGAAATAGCCGCTGCCGCCAGGGCAAAAGATCCGAATGGGCAAAACCACTACGTGATGAGCTGGGGGGCCTTCGCCCGCTGGCTGGAGCAGGAAGCCGAGCGATGACTGTCGAAGGCTTGTGCCCGAACTGCGACTCGGACGACTTGCAGGAGCAGCTCACTGCTCTCACCGGCCTTATCGAAGACCTCATTGACCTGAACTCATGACCGACATTCAGACAACACTGGCAGAGCGCGGAAGTCGCTACGGCAACTTTCTGGAGCACGCCTGCGTGACCATGGCGCTTAAAAACGTCATGGACGGCGAGCTGAGCCTGCGCAACAAGGTGCTAGCGCCTGACCAAACCGAGGCGCTCCACATGATCGCCCACAAGATCGGCCGAATCATCAACGGTGACCCCGACTACTCTGATAGCTGGCACGACATTGCGGGGTATGCCCAGCTCGTAGCAGACCGCCTCGCGGCTGAGGAAGCTCGCATTGCGGTCGAGACGCATGAGACTCGGGAGGAGACGCCGTGAGCAGCTACGTGCATCTGCTGGTGTCGGTGTGCCATCCGACTTACGACATGACGATCAACAGGTTCTGCCTCGGGGTGTCAATGCACGACTCTCGGATGCGGGACTTCGACATTGACCACTGGGGCACGCCGCAGAACCGGCAGCGGCTTCTGTCGCTGCTCTGCGAGGACTGGCTCAGTGAGGGGTGTGCCGTAGTCGGGTGCGAGGAAATCTCAGGTGCTGTGCAATGGGAAGCGATCCAGGACTACACCGCCGACTAGCCGAAGGCGTGCTACCCTTACAGGGTACTCGCCTCACCCGGCATGAAATTCCACTACGGCATTGAGCATCTGGATCTGCTGGAGGATGCAGAGCTTGTTGCACTAGACACTGAGACGACAGGGCTCCAGCCGAAAGCTGGGGGCCTGCGTCTCATTCAGTTTGCGGCCGACGGGCAGTTTCCGGTGGTCATTGACTGCTGGCAGCTCAGCGATAAAGAGTGGCTGCGGCTCGACCAGTTCCTCGGGCAGAGCCGCCGCTGGATTGCCCACAACGCCAGTTTCGACCTGGGCTGGCTGCAGGAGCATGAGCTGTACCCCGAGGGCAAGGTGTATTGCTCTATGCTTGCCAGTCGCATCCTGACCAATGGGCTGCCGAATGTGCGGCACGGTCTGCAGCATGTGGTGCAGCGCTACCTCAAGAAGGAGATCAGCAAAGAGGAGCAGGCGAGCGACTGGAGCGCCCCATCGCTGAGGCCGGAGCAGCTCGCCTACGCCGCCTACGACGTGCAGCTCTTGTTGGAGCTGTGGGAGCCACTGCTGCAGCGCTTGGCGACCGGGCAGCTCATGGCCGCTTGGGAGCTGGAGTGCAGGGCGCTGCCCGCGGTGGCGCAGATGCAACGCACCGGCCTTCCGTTCAGCCGTGAAAAGCTCGAAGCGCTGCGGGATGAGCTGTCGGAGGCGAACCAGCGGATGGGTGCCGAGTTCGTGGTGGCACTCGACGAGGCGCTGCCGGAGGGCGCCAAGCTGCCCCGTGACCCTGATGGGTCGCTCAACCTGCGGCCCAAGGCCACTGGCACTGTGCGCGGCGGCGACAAGATGCCGGCGGGGTTCAACATCAATTCGCCCCACCAGCTCAAAGCGGTGTTCACTGCGCTGCTGGGAGAGACCCCAGTAGACGCCGACGGCAAGCCTTCCTGCAGTCGAGCGGCCCTGCGCGAGTACGCCGCTGATCACGCCGTCGTGTCGCAATACCTCAAGTGGAAGCGGGTTGAGAAGCGCCGGCAGATGATCGAGGCGCTGCTCAAGCACCAAGACCCGGATGGGTTCATTCGAGCCAGCTACCTGCAGATGGGGGCGGACACCGGGCGGATGTCGGCAATGTCACCTAACCTCATGCAGATTCCACGGGATGATTCATTCCGGCAGTGCGTAGAGGCGCCCGATGGGTGGATCATTGTGGACGCGGACTTTGCTCAAATGGAGCTGCGGCTAGCTGCGGCAGAAGCAGAGGATGAGGTCATGGCCCAGGCGTTCAAGGATGGGGCGGACCTGCACACCGTAACCGCCCGTGCCATCTACGGTTCGCGCTACGACGAAGTAGATGACACCGAGAAAAAAGCAATGCGACAGATAGCCAAAAGCGCTAATTTTGGCCTTTTGTTTGGTAGCGGAGCAAAAGGATTACGTTCTTACGCAGGAGCTATGGGCATACAAATGACCACTGCTGAGGCTGCTGAAATCCGCGACAAGTTCCACGAGGTCTACAAAGGCATCAGCGAGTGGCAGCGTCGTGCCGCTGCGGCG